CTTAACACGGCACGGCTTCCCGTCCCCGCCATTGAGCCTGTGATTTTTGCATCATGCAGTGCCCCGACCATTGCGGCGGTTTCTTCAATGCTGACACCGGCATTTTTTGCCACAGGTGCGGCATAGGTCAGCGCATCGCTCATGCCGTCAAAATCGGCGGCGGTTTTGTTCATCGTCATGGAGAGAACATCCCCGATATGAGCGACCTTATCGTTTGAAAGCTGAAAGGCGGATTTCATCCCCATCAGCAGGGCGGCGTTTTCTTCCATCGTGCGGCGGTTCGCCAGCGCCATGTTCAGTGTGACCGGCGTTGCCGCCTGAATGGCATCAACATCTCCACCCGCTTTCGCAATGATAATCTGTGCACCGGCCGCATCATCCGCCGAGGCGGCGGTGTTGTCGCCGAGCTGGCGCGCCTGTTTGCGTAGTGCGGCCATTTCGGTGGAGTCTTTTGCCACTCCGAGCACAGCCTGTAATTCTGAGTTTTTCTGCGCAAACTCATAACCGGGCATCAGCAGCTTAACTCCGGCCATCGTTCCCGCAGCAGCAATCCCCACACCGGCAGCGCCCACCGAGGCCATATTTCCGGCCAGCTCCTTTCCGGCCTGATAACGCTGTTTGACTGCGTTAAGTTTTGCCTGTTGTGCACTGACACGTGCCAGCGCGTCACGCTGACGGTTAAGTTGTGCGGTGGTTTCACTGATACGGTTTTTCAGTCCCTGCTCATCATGTGCAAGATTGCGGGTATTAATTCCCACAGCGGCCAGTTCCCGCTGCTGGCGTTTAACGGAATCCGTCAGGCGGTTATATTTCGCCTGTAAGTCCTCCGCCGCACGCTTTGCGGATTCCAGCACTTTCGCCTGAGCACGGGTCGGACGTTCGGTGTTTTTAAACTGTGTGGCAAGGGCTTCGGCCTCCTGCCGTGCCTTTTCAAGTGCATGACCAGTCACGGCGAGCTGTGCACTGGTCTTGCGGAACCCCTCAATACGGGATGCGTGACCGTTCAGCTCGCGCAGTGATTTTTGTGTTTCCCGGATATCCCCCGACAGCGACTTACTTGCTGTGCGGATGGATTTAAACGGGCGGGATGCCTGGTCAACAGCCCTGAGCAATACCTGTAATTTTACATTGTTACTCATTCGTGTTTCCGCTTCGCCGGAGCGCCTTTTCGCGCCATGTGATGAGTTCGGTCAGGCTCATGGGATACAGTTCTGATGGCGGCCAGTGAAATATCACTGCCACATCCGCCATCAGGTCATCGACCGAGAGATTTTTCGGGAACGTTACCGCACCGAGTTCGGCGACAAAAAACCGACCACCTTACCGGCCAGCGCCACAAGGTCAGGCAGTTCCAGCGCGGCGACTTCCTGCTCGGTCAGCATCGGTGCCGTCATGCGCGGCAGCACCTTAATCAGTGCATCGACTTCTGAGTTTGCGACCGCAGCCAGACTGACACCGCGCAGCGTCCCGGCATTAGGTTTCATCAGCGTGACCTGTTCGATAACCTGCTCACCACGTTTAACCGGATTGTCCAGGGTAATGACATTTTCTTTGTTCATGGTTTTCTCACTTCTGAATCAGGGTTAACCGGTCAGCCTGGCTGACCGGATGAAAATCACAGGCCGATATTGCGGCGGTGTTGCTCCAGCCGGTCGACACCGTTCACCTTCTCAATCATGTTGATGGTGTCGATTTCGACCAGCTCCTTACCGTCCATCGTCAGTCGGAAATAGGTGCAGACCACGGAGATTTTCGACTCGGTGTCTTCTCCCTGTTTGCCCTCGCCGGTGTCGATTTCTTTCTGACGTCCACGCATGACCACTTCGACAGCCACCGTTTCGCCGGTATCGTCACGCTGGTAAGAACCAGCAAAACGAATCGGCACGGCATCCACGCCGGTTGCGGCGTAAAGTTCCCAGATAACCGAATCCGGGAAGCCCCCGAGCGACCACTCCATTGACAGCGCATCGTCATCAAGGCCGAGGTCTACCGGTGCGCTGCCGTTCATCCCCGCACCGCGATAGTTTTCAAGCTTACGGGTCAGTTTTGGCAGCGTGACGGACTTTGCAACGCCCTGATAGCTGTAGCCGTTCAGAAAGACGTTCATTAACTTGAGTTTGCGCGGCATTGCCATCGGTCAGGCTCCTTAATTGCTGTTAACCGAGGTGACCAGATTTGCCAGGTATTTATCGGTAATACGCTGGCGCAGGGTCAGGTTTTCAAGAGGAGGCACCGGGGTATAGTCGTAGTCGATATACAGTTTTCCGGCCTTGAGGGTTTCCGCATCGTTGGATTCTTCGCTGAACCAGCAGGTCGCATCCACGATATAGCCGTTTGTTTTCAGCTCACGGAATTTGGCATTGATGCCGTCAACGATGTCGCGAATCAGCGTTGCGGTGATGGGCTTGTCCACCGCCCACATGTGCGCCTCAGCCATCGTGTCGGCCAGCACCTGCGCGGTGCGGGTGTAGTTTTCAAAGAGGAACAGCGGGTCATCAGAGCAGGTACGGTTACCCCAGAAGCGGAAACCGTCGCGGCGAATCAGCGTAGTGACGCCTGACTCGTTAAGCAGGTCAGCATCGGTGCCGGACTCCTGCAAATCCCAGAATACAGATGCGCTGATGCCGGTAACACCGTTCACCCCGACATTGGACAGCGTTTTATGCCAGCCCTGCTCCTGGTCGATTTTGGCACGCAGCCCCAGTGCACGGGCGGTGGCATACGCGGTGGCGGTGGTACTGGTGACCGTATCCCATTCGAGGAAATCCGGCCAGATGACCATCAGCTCACGCTGGCTGAAATTCTGGCGGTAAGCTTTCACCTCGGAAATGGTTTTACAGCCCCATGCGCTGATATACCCGAAAGCGCGCAACTTCTGACAGACTGATGCCAGTGCAACAGCCACCTCTTTGGTATCCAGCCCCGGCACACCGAGAATACGCGGTTTAACACCGGTTACCGATTCCGCCGCCAGCAGGGCTTTCAGTCCGGTGTACTGACCGTTTTCGTCAGTGGTGCCGATGATATTGGAAACGGTCTGCGCGAGTTTCGTTTCTTCGTCGTCGCCGGTGCCGTCTTCCACGCGCACGACAACGGTGACCGGTTTTGACTGGTCGGCGATGGCCTGCAACGATGCCGCCAGCGTGCCTTTTTTACCGGCCTTTGCAATTGCGCTCTGCACATTGGTAATCAGCACCGGTTTATTGAGGGGGAAGGTTTCCGCATCCGCATCGCTGGCCGTGCAGACCATGCCGACAATGGCCGTGGATACGGTGGAAATGACGCGGGTGCCGTCGTTAATCTCCAGCACCTGCACACCGTGATGATAGTCACTCATCCGTTTAACTCCGTGGTTAATGGGTGCAACTATTTTCTGTTGTGCAAAGCATGAGACGCTATTTGAGCTGGCTGGTCAGGGGATGAAACAACAGATAAAGAAAAAGCGGGCAATTCGCCCGCCTGTCCTGATTTGTACACACTCATTTTCCGACTGACAATTTACATAACCCAAAAGTTATCAAATCTGACAGTCTGCTTTGAGCAAGAAGCGGACATTTGCCTGTCAGGGTATATGCCGCTCTGCGGTTATTATCCAGAATCAATAATTCATCTGAGTTGGATTACATATAAAACATAGTTATCCCATGAATAACCATTAGCAGATCATCAATTATGTAAATCTTTTGTTTCAGGTTTTTTGAGGTGTTGTGACAACAAATGGCTATAGCGTTTAAGCAAAATATTAGAAAGATTAAACTCATTCATGAAGTGTTCTTCTAATAAGTAACCATCAATATCAACTTTAATATCATTATTGCTTTTCATCTTCTGTAACGTAGATTTTACACACTCCAGCAGGATGCTTTGCTCATGGTAATAGTCCATAAGAAGAGTAACATCCTCTTTATCAAGTTTACTTAATTCACTGAAGTAGGCTTTAAAAACTTTATCAGTCTGGTTTAATGCAACCTGTAAGCGAGGCCCTCCTAATGATTTGACATTAATGGCAAAAGGCTCGCCAACAAAATGCTCCGAATTTTCGTCAAAGCCAATATTTCTCGTTTTATCAAGAAAGGTGAGAGCGCGATGGTTATTAGCGATTTCATATGCAAACATTGTTCTGATACTGTCTCTCTCAGCCTCCATGCTTATATCATCACGATGATTTGTATAAAATATATTTCCAGCAAAGAGAACCATAGCAAGAATCACTGAACTTGCCTCCCAATTAATATTTTTTAATCGTCGCTTAGTAAACATACCGCACCTTAATTATCAAAAATATTCCTTCAGTGTTATCTGGTTAGCCTAAACCAAGTCATTAAAGTCCGCAGGATATCATATACATAAAATGTATTGTTTAGAATTTGCACTAATAAAATAATGCTTTACTAAAATCTACTCCAGACACAGAGCGGCCTGTCAGATTAGGCTTTACTCTGTGCCATAGATATGTAATCTCACACCAGAGCTTATACAACTTATTGCGGCATTTCCGGCCATTCAGGATTTGCAGGATCCACACGGCTGACCAGAACGCTGTAGCGTTCCCATGCTTCCAGTCGGCTGCGTTCCTCATCTGTTGCCATATTCAGCCTGACAGCGCGCTCCAGCGGCAAAATCACGGATTCGGCTTCGGAAAGCAAAGTTGCCTTTCGTGATTCTGCCAGTTGCTGCTGTTCGTCTGCCGTATAAATCCGCTTAATCACGGCACCATCCTTAAACATCCATTTACCTGAGTCATCAGCACGTCGGTTGGCAGTAATATCAGGAACCTCGACAACGCTAAAACCTTCAGGGTTAAGCGTTGAAGCATCTCGGGTGATGCCGACAATTATATTATTCTCGTCGTAAACAATCTTTATCGTGTCTTCCTGAAAATTACTTACTTCCTCATACCAGTTTTTTCCCTCTTCGGACCATAACCAGATAACATCAAAATTTTTTGTCAGTTGATACTGGGCAACAGTTTTTGGATTACCCGCAGTAATATTTTTTAAATGCTGCATAAACTACACCTGTGCGACGTTATACCATGTGCCATTGATGTATTTTTGTATTGGTCTGAATACTGCGGGGTCATCACCATCGACTTCACCGACAATACCAAGCCCTGTAATTACATGCCCTGCTTTCTCATACATCACCCCTTTCTGCATGGTCTGGACAACACGTGTGCCAAGTCTGACATCTCTCACATAGCGGGAATCAAAGTTACCGTAATCCGAGGGATTAACACGCCCCGTAATATTTATGGTTTTATTACTTTGAATGCTACCGGAGACAAAGCGCATAACATGGACGTTATTAGCATAAACATCCAGATTACCGCCGCCATTTTGTTTAAAGCCCGTGTCATTATCACCCAAAACAATCGAGTTACCGCCAAGAGCACTGGATGTACCGATGCCCAGTGCACCATTCAATTGACCTCCAGATAATGATAACGCCCCAACATCAGCAGCAGTCGGTTTAATGTGCGAACTGTAAATTACATATACAGTTCCATCTGTCAGGCCTGTTGGTTTATTCGCTGTATAAGTTGGTGATGTATGAATCGTTACGCTGGCGTTACTGGTATAATCCCACTGAATATTAACACCTGTGGCGTAATTACCTATTTCAACATAAACATCATAGGTATCACCGGATGTATTCACCCATGCAAAATTAGTAAATCCAACCGAGGTCCGTCGCCATAACGCACCAGTAAGACCTTTTGGATTTCCATTTCCCGCACGAAGAACAAGTTCAGATATACCAGCCTGCATAGGGGAGTTAACATTATATCCGGCACCACCAATCAG